AGTATAAGAGCCTGAACACCCCGCCTGAATGGATCAAGAGAGATACCACTTGGGTTGGCACCTTCCTGAACGGCGCTCACCACACACCCTTCAGCCGCATCAAGTCTATGTTCGCTGATCTTACAGAGGACGAGGCTCGTGCGAGAGGATACATCAAGGGTCACCTGAAGAAAGAGCAGGTCTTCAGCCTTCTGAAGAGAACAACTGATCCTCAGACTGTTTACAAGAAGCAGAAGATCGACAGAGACGACACCATCGACATCGTTGACTTCGACGTTGTTGCATGGATCAAGGGTGAGATGAGAGGCCAGCTGGATGAGGAAATTGCAAGAGCAGGTCTTATCGGCGATGGCAGACTGCCTTCTTCCGACGACAAGATCTCCGATCAGCACATCAGACCTATCGCTACTGACGTTCCGCTCTTCACCATCCGCGCGACTGTCGATCCCGGCAAGAACGAGCAGGAGATGGCTAAGAACTTCATCGTATCTGCGATCAAGGCTCGTAAGACCTACAAGGGTTCCGGCAATCCTATTCTCTTCACCACCGAAGATATTCTTACGGCTATGCTGCTGATCGAGGACGGCATCGGCCACTTCCTGTATGCATCTGAGCAGGAGCTTTGCACCAGACTTCGTGTATCCAGAATCGTGACTGTTGAGATCATGGAAGGCTTCCACGTAGACACAACTGACGGCGATCAGACAACCGGCGTTGAGCTGCTTGGCATCATCGTCAATCCTAAGGACTACACTTATGGCGCAGATAAGGGCGGTGCAGTCAGCATGTTCGACGACTTCGACATCGACTACAACCAGATGAAGTATCTGATCGAGACCAGATGCTCCGGCGCTCTGACCAAGCCTTTCAGCGCGATCAGACTTACCAAGGCTACGGCCTGATCGGGGGGAATTCAAAATGAGGTACATCGGCAATGAAATACTATGACGTTATTAAGTTCTCAAATCCTGTTGAGACTAGACCCGGCGTGTTTGGGCCTGACGAAATCATCGAAAGACGGTATCCGGGTGACCTTACGCGAATGATTACCAAATGGTTTCGAGGCGGGGACAAGGTAAACGAGGATAAGCGAGTCAATAACCAGTTGAAGATCATTGCCGATGAATTCCTCAGCATGAACTTTACGAACATTAGAAGCATTATGTGGATGGGGCAAGAGTGGGCTGTCAACACGGTCACCTACGAGCCCCCTCACATAATTTTGGAAATTGGAGAGTTATACAATGGCACGTGAGAGAAGAAGATTGGAGCTTCACGAGAAACTATGTGAGCTCTTGGGCAGCCGTAATGTCTATTACCAGCCGCCGTCCAACATCAAGATGAAGTATCCGTGTATCGTTTATCATCCAAACCCGTCGGAGGATCGATACGCAGACAATCTGAGATACCTTGTCTACTACTCTTACAATGTCCAAATCATTGCTCACGATCCTGAGTATTCTCTCTTCGATTCATTCCCGGACAACTTCATGTTCTGTACTGAAAACGCTTCCCGATTCGAAAGCGAGAACCTTAACCATACCAATTACAAACTCTACTATTAGGAGGAATAAAACATGGCTGCTATTACATGGGATGACAGCGGAGAACACCTTTATGAAACTGGTATTGACCACATGGTCCTTTACAGACCCGATGCAAATGGCGATTATACCGACGGCGTAGCCTGGAACGGTATTACTGCCTTCAACGAGACTCCTTCGGGAGCAGACTCCAACCCCGTATGGGCAGACAACATCAAGTACCTCGATCTGAGAGCAGCGGATGAATTCGGCGCTACGCTTGAGTGCCTGTACACACCTGCAGAATTCGCAGAGTGCGACGGCGTCAAAGAAGTGGCTCCCGGCATTCTGGTTTACCAGCAGGCTCGCCAGGCATTTGGTCTGTCTTACAGAACTCTGATCGGTAACGAAATCAAGGGCAACGAGCTGGGCTATAAGCTTCACCTGCTCTATAACGCAACTGCAGCTCCTTCCGAGAAGAGCTACAACACCGTAAACGACAGCCCTGAGACTTCTACTCTGAGCTACGAGCTTACAACCACTCCGATTACGGCTCAGGGATTCAAGAATACTGCCCTGATCACGATCGACTCTACCAAGGTGGCTAAGGCAAACCTTACGGCACTTGAGAATATTCTCTACGGCGCAGGCGAAGGCCAGAATGTTAAGGCTCGTCTGCCTAAGCCCGCAGAAGTCTTCACGACCCTCGGGCTTACATACGATACTCAGACTGGTACTTGGTCTGCCTGATCATATTTGAATCGATAGAGGCCTCGTAACATAGCGGGGCCTTTTTATTTTAGAAAGGAGAAAAGCATGCTTAAAAAGTACATCACTTACACAGACTACAACGGAGTAGTAAGAAAAGAGGCATTCTACTTCAATCTGTCTAAAGCCGAACTGGTTAAGATGGAGATGTCTACAGAAGGCGGAATGGAAGAGTACCTGCAGAGGATCATCGACACCCACGACAATCGTAAGCTGTTTGAATTGTTCGACCAGCTGATCACGATGTCCTACGGTATCAAGTCGGAAGACGGTAAGAGATTCATCAAGTCTGCCAAGATCACTGAAGAGTTCACCCAGACTGAGGCTTATACCGAGCTTCTGCTGGAACTCATGGGCGAGGATTCTACCAAGGCCGTTCTGGAATTCGTGAAGGGAGTAATGCCTCTCGATGGCGTACCGGAAGCGGATATTAATGCAGCAATGGCTGAAGCCACCGCAAAGATCGACGCCGTAACTCCCGATAAAGTAGTACCGATCACTGGAGAGTAACGATGCCGCTTAAAGTCTCAGTACCTGGGGGAGAATTCTGGGACAATACCAAGCAGGAGTTCGTTACGATTAAGCCCGCGACATTGATTATGGAGCACTCGTTAATCTCCATTTCAAAATGGGAAGAAAAATACTGTGTTCCGTTCATCGAAGGACCTAATCCACGCTCCAGAGAGAAGACGGATGAGATGTGGCGGTACTATTTCCAATGTATGGTAATCAGTCCTAAAGAAGTAGATCCTGAAACTATTATTGCTATACCCTTATCAGAACAAAGACGGATTGTACAATACATAGAAAAGTCCGCCACTGCATCTAGTGTTACCGATCGAAAAGCTCCCCAAGGTCAAAACGAACAAATTACGTCAGAACTCATCTACTATTGGATGATTGCGTATAACATTCCTGACCGTTTCGATAAATGGCATTTGAGTAGACTCATCATGCTCATACGAATATGCCAGAGAAAGAATGCCGCACCTGAAAAGATGAACAAAGCTGATAGGTCTTTGGAGTATGCCAAGATTAGTGCTCAGCGTAGGAAGGCTGCGGCCGCTAAGAGGAAACATTGATATGCCACAGTTGCGAATACTTGAACTCAAGTCACACGGCGATATGAAGAAAACTGAAACTTGGTTGAGAAAACTTCTTCGACTGGATCTTCAGTCTATTCTCGATAAGTACGGTGAAAAAGGAGTAAAGATTCTATCAGAAGCCACTCCTGTAAGAACCGGAAAAACCGCCGCTTCATGGACTTACAGTACAACCATTACGAGAACGTCGTCTGGCGGAGTCACAGGAGCAACTATTACGTGGAGCAATACAAACTTAACGGAGGGCGCGCACCACATTCCGATTGTAATTCTGATCGAATGCGGACATGGAACTAGAAACGGCGGCTATGTTCCACCCCATCCGTTTATTAAAGAAAACCTTAAGCCCTTAATGGACGAACTAGCTGAGAAACTGTGGAAGGAGGTGAAGGACGCATGAGTAAAGCAAGTAGCGAGGTCGTTGAACAACGCATAATGGAGTTTGAGTTCCACAATGACCAGTTTGAGCAGGGTGTCAAGCAGAGCATGTCTACCCTCGAACAGCTCAAGCATGCGACCACCGAGGCTATGCACAGCATCAACGGTGGGATCTTTAGCGGCCTGAAGAATCTCTTTAAAGGTTTCCACACGAGGGGTGTTGAAGACAACGTTCAGGCAATTTCCAACCGCT